AACAATGCTTACGACATCTACAAGGACATCAATGTGGAGAAAGCGGGGATCTTCTGCTCAATTACGGAAAGGAAGCCAACGCTAACCACAACCACATTGGCCTTTGATGACGACACAAACACTAACTCACTGCTTATCCAGTCGATGCTCGATGCTGATGTGGGAGACCACACAGATGGTGGTTATTTCCAGCAACAGGTTGGAACCGCTGACGGCAATGATCCGCACACCGATTACAACACTCTCTGGTTCGGCTGCCAAAAAGGACAGATTACTTCACTTGATTCTGGCGATGAAAACGGTTATTTGACAGAGACCGCGACCAGCAAGCTGATTGCTAGGGGCGCCGATGATAGCGGCCTCCCCGTAGATAGGGAGTTTTACTTAGTTTACGGTGCTGATGTGGAAACTGGAATCACCATGGAGGATTTCGACTTCACCGCCCTCTCCCTCACTGACCCTGAATAACATCGATTTAGGAGACAACAAAAATGTCCATTAGCGAAACTAGGTTACTTGCTCGAAGAAAAAAGATTGGAGTAGCCCCTGAAGCAGTACCAGGGGTAGCAGCAACTATCGGCGCAGAGACTACTGCATGGGTGCCATGCTACGAATTGACCTTTACTCCAGAAGTAGGGTTTATTGAGCGAGACATTTTAAGTACATCCTTGGCTACTGAGACTACGGACTCAGTCGGAACCCAATTCGCTCGAATAACCTTCAAGTGCGATGTTACGGGATCGACCGTCACCCAAGTTGCAAGTGATGTTACGGCAGATGATATGCTCCCCGTTAGGACTGGAACGCCATCCTGGATAGTCGCCATGATGGGCTGCGGGTTCTTTCCCTATTACGCGGACTGGGAAGACCTTGGTGGAGCTTCTGGCACATTTGGAACCGCGACCTGCTGGAATGTACTACTTCCCTCCAACTCGCCGCCACAACCAAACGATAGCTCCAGCACCCTTGGCCAGGGCAAGGACAAGCAAGTTACTCTGACTTTATCGTTCTGGGAAGATGGCAGACAGTACACCGTCTCTGGGGCTATGGGAAATGTGACATTTAGTGGGACTGCTGGCGATTTGCTATACGCAAATTTTGAGTTCTTGGGCGTTCTTAGTGCCATTGCAGTTTCCGCAGCCGAACCATCAGGGAGCTTTAACGATGCCACGCCAACGCCGTTGTCCAGAACAGATAAAACGAGCTGGACGCTTCCAGACACTGTAGCGGCAGTGGGCAGCACTAACCTCCCCCCCATTAGCACATGGGAACTCAACTGCGGCAACGCATATGACCTCTATAAGGATGTCAATGTGGACAAGGCCGCCTCCTACGCCTGCATCTATGAAACAAAACCTTCCCTGACTGTGACCTCCTTAGCCTACGCTGACGGCGCTAACGCGGAAAAACTACTAATTACAAGGGCGATTGAGTCTACTACAGGGGTTTTTCAGACTGTAGCAGGAATCACCGGCGAAGAGGGCACCAACCTGGCTCAACAGTTCTTGTTCGGACTCCCCAAGGCGCAAGCCAACTCAGTAGAGACTGGCGAAGAAACTGGTTATCTGACGGAGACGGCGACCTGTAAGCTCATCGACTCGACGACCCTGACGGATACAAGTGAAACCTTGACAGCGCCGAAAACGCGAACAATGTTTCTTGCCTACGGCGCCGAAGTGGAGTCAGCATTCCTGTCTAGCGGCTCTATTGATGACCCGACCGCATAACCTCATAAAATCATGACACTCAAAGAACAAGTAAAAAACTGGTGCCGATCCCATGTCGGCTTTCTTCTCGGCGCAGCCCTCGTTGGAGCCATCTGGTTCCTCAGCAGCCTAGGTTCTGTTTAGGAAAGGGGAATAAGGAACAACCTTTGGGGGTATGTCTTTGGACTTGCCCCCTTTTTTTGTAATATCTCAGCATGAGCCGAACCCTCCCTTCGTCAGCGGTACTCCAACTGGCTTCTACGGATGCCTATTGTTGGCTAATTTCGGTGGCATATTCGGACACAAATACTGGGGACACTAAATACCTAAGGGTCGCGTCCAATCCTGTCGAGGTTCTGTTCACCGAGGTGTATGGAGGATCTGCCGAAACCTATAATCCAACCCCATTCACGATTGACCCCCTGAAGGAGACAAGCGACGCTTCCAATTATGAAGAATGGAAGATAACGATGCCAGACCCTACGGGCCTTGTGAAGTCATGGATACGCCAGAACGAGAGCCTAGCTGGTCGTACAGCCACAATGTACCTAGTGAGGATTGCCGACGGAGCAACACCAGCCGCCTCAGTCGGTCTTGGAACAGATAATGGCGACAAAATCTTGGAACAGCCATTTCTGATGAAGGAGGTGAGCATGGTGGATACAGCCGTCCAGTGGACTTTGGGGCCACGGAACTTCCTCTTCCAGACCTTCCCTGGGCGGCGGTGCTTTCGGTCCCGCTGTGGCCACATCTTTCGCGGGACTCGATGCGCTTATTCAGGCGGAGAACTAACCTGCGACTACACAGTAGACGGACCAAACGGGTGTGCTGCCAAAGGAAATCAGGACAATTACGGTGGGTTTCTTCACATACCCTTTGGGAATGATCGATGACAAGTCTTGGGGAAAGTATCGCCGAAAGCGCAGAAAGATTGGTGGGGACGCCCTTCAAGCTAGGCGGGTTCTCTTCAGATGAAGGGGTTGACTGTTTTGGCCTTTGGATAAGAGCAGCGTCTGACCACATAGAACTTGTCGAAAAGGCGATTCCGGCCCTAGAGAGGGGTACCCTCGTCAAGGATGACTTCAATCCAATGACTAGACACTTCTCTGATGTGATGGCAAATACGGAGGAAGATCCTTCAGCATGGACAATCCAGGCTCTCGGAAATGTGATTCAGGAAGTCGACCCAGAGACCCCTGAGGCTGGAGACTTGCACATCTACGAGGGTGGAGGGATAAACCCCTGCGCCTACTACCACGCCGTGGTGATATGCAAGGACACCAAATATTTAGTTCAGGCTTGTCGTTCTGGGGTAATCAGGATGGCGCGGCGGAGAATGACTCTTGAGCCAACATCGGCAGTGAGGATGGTATGTCAGTAACAGTAATACAGAGAAACGGGTTTCAGCAACTGACGCGGGACGCAGTTTCGCAGGAGTTGCCTTGGAAGCAGGGCTTGACGGCAGCGAACCTTATCCCCTCTGGATATGAGAAAGCCTTGGTGATTAGGGGCGGCGAGCCACTTAGCCCCTCAGCTTCAATTTGCGACGGCGATCATATCAATGTCATCGGGTTGCCTTCTGGTTGGATTGCCGCCACCATTGGGATTATTGCCGTCGCGGCAACCATAAAACACTATATCGATAAGTATGGAGAAGAACAGACGAGTGATTATGCAGACAAACAGTCTGACTATTACGGATGGCGAGGGATTTCCACAAGGAGGGGGCAGGGATTTGGAATGCCCCTCATTTACGGCACACTTCGAGTGGGTGGGATTGTTGGGGGCGCCAAGGTGCTTGCACTCGGACCCAACTCAGTTTCCCTTTACTACCTCAACCTGCTCGGAGAGGGTCCGTTTAGGAAAATCGGAAACATCACGCAGAACACGGCTGGCACTAGCGTAGATACGCTTTTGCTCGATGATGTGCCACTAGAGTCATACGGAGTGAGAGCGATGGTCTCGATGGGCGACGATGTGCCCGTCTACCCCGGAACATCTAACCCCTTCGGTCCATCCGCTTTCCAATTCGTCTTTACGGCAACGGAGGATGTTGGTGAGATTATGGACACCAAGTTCACTTGTGTTCAAGGTCTTAGGAGGTGGGCCAAGGGTTTTACCAGCAACAGGGGGAACTTCCCTCCACACCCAGACGCCTCTGGTCTCTATTACACTGTCCCTAGTACGACCCATGTGAAGAGGGACATCTCAAATTACAACTTCTTCAGAGGATCGGAGCGGGACAGTAAGTGGATTTACTGGATCCTCGATGATAAGACAGATGCAGGAACTGGGCACCCTTCACAGTTACAGAACCTGGTTGGGGATCTCACGGGAAACGAGACTACGAACTCAGCGTATGAGGGTGCAAGCAAATGGCGAGTAGAAGACCCGGGTCAATTCAATGTAAGTGACCTTGTTTGTATTACTGGGCACTTTGCTGGGGATAACTCAGAAACGAGTCGTGATACCCAGACATGGATGACGCGACTTTATGCAGACTCCTGCCTTACGGAGAGTGTTGATTACTATAACTATAACCAAACTCTCTCGGACGAAGATGTAAAAAACTCTCGTGGCGTCTACGGCCCTTACGAATATGAACTAGAAGAGAAGGATGGCGCGGGAACGCCGGACGACCCACTGCCGATCTCCCCTCCTTGGGTAACTGGAACCCAGACACGGGGGTATACCCAGTTCAAGGTAAGGGACACACAATCTGCCCCGCACCTTTATGTAAGCACCTACCCACGCGAGGATCCAGACGCAGCCCAGAAGTACTGGTCATACTTTGGCTCCTCTGGTTCAACTACAGGCGGATGGCCATCCCCAGGCTCCTACGACGGATCATTAACTTGCTTAGTTGACACTGCGTGGATAAACGGCGGGGGATCTGGCAACCAGACGATGAGCGGGGTATGGGACCTACCAGGCAAGATTGAGGTTCACCGTGGAACCGACCGAAGCAATGTAACTGGTGGGGTTCCCGCGATGTTTATCTACCAATCCCAGTGGGCCACTTGGCCTGCACCAAGGGGGGCTGTGTTAAGCGAAGTCACCTTCAATATCGAGTTTCCCAATGGTCTTTACAAGAAAAGCAGTTCGGGCAATGTCGAATCACACAATCAAAACTTCGAGATTCAGTACAGCCGACACGACAACACTAATGGATGGATAACTCTTGGATATTTCAAGATACGGGGGAAGTATACGGGAGCCTTCTGGAGAACAATCACCATCCACCCCACGAATGGAATCTATAACGGAGCCTTCAATTATATGTCCAACTTTGACTCCACATCAGGTGCTGACGACATCACCATGGAGATGCAGACTAATGCGCACTGGGACGCGAACGGGAATATCCCAGGAACTTCCGTAAGTGGAGCAGACTACGCCAACACGATGTTCCATTCTGGAACGGTTTTCAGCGCCTCGGTAGGTTCAGCCGACTTCAGGGTGGCGGCTGTGGGAAGGCCGGACAACTACGGCACAAGTTACACTAAGGATCCCATCAACCAAAACCGAACAACTAGTGCCTACCTAAGTTCCGTAACATTTACGGACTCGCTATACACCGGAGGGGGAAAGAATGTTATGCCTGGAACCGCTTGGGTGGAGGTGGCGGAGATAAAAAACGACTCGACCAATTCGGAAGTCCCGGAATTGAGCGTTTTAGTGGATGGGAACGATGTGAAGCAGTACAGCGACGCGGGCGTGGCGTCCACAATTCACGCAGACAGCAATGATTTTAAGAATCCCGCTTGGGTTGCCCTCAACCTGCTCCTGAACAAGGTTTATGGGGGAGGAAACTATGTGAGAGACACTGCTAGGGACGATGGTGATATAGATTGGCAGAGTTTCTTGGACTGGGCAGAGTTTTGTGGAGTGGACAGTGCGCACGGCTATATGTCCACATCGAAGAGAGATGAGACATACATTTTTAGCAGCCCTCTTGGGGTATGCGACCAGATTGATTTGGTGACTTATGACCCCAACTCTATGCTAATAGTTAATGAAATCGGAGGGTTTTGGGCTGCGCTTAAGCCCGGAGACACGGTTCTGCTTGATCCGAGTGCAGTAAGTGGCGCCGAGGGTGTTCCAATTCCCGTAACCGTCAAGAGCATGACTTCTGGTAGCGGGGCGGGACACATTATAACCGAGGAAGACTTGAGCGACGCAAGTGCCTACCCAGGCATTCCTGCTCTCCAAACGATGGCGTTTAATATTGTCATTATTGGTCCGCGCTGCGAGTTCAACGGGGCTTTCGACGAGGACAGCAGCCTTTTTGAAGCAATTGACAAAGTTCTCAGTGTGGGGCGAGCCACTCTCGTTAGAGAAGGAACTCGGTTTAGGGCGGTCACAGACATGACGCGCAGCGTTTCACAAGTGTTTACTGAAAGCGCAATCAGGCAGGGGTCTATGTCTGTGTCCGAAATCTCCGCTGTGGATGTGCCCACCGAGGTAGAGATTCAATATTTGGAGAAGAGGTTCAACTACGACAGGGAAACTGTGCGAATGACGCTTCCTGGGTTTGAGTCGGCCACATTTTCTAACGAGAGGAAAATTTCAAACGATTTCGTTGTAGGGATTACCAGTCGAGCGGCTGCTGAAAGCTACGCTTATTACAGGTTGCTGAAAAGCCAATACAGGCGCAAAACATTACAGATGGAAGTTTCTCTGGAAGGACTTGCCGCCCAAGTGGGAGACAGGATTCAAATACAGCATAGAGACCTGATAGACAGCGTTCCCTTTAATATTGCTGGGTGGGGCAAACCAAGCATAGCGGTAAGCGGCGACCAGACATCAGTTATCCCTGATAGGGACATTGAATTCAGTGGGGACTTGCAGATTCTTGTCGTTGTAACGGGAGTTGGCACCCACGAAGAATACACACCAAATGTCGGACAGGGTTGGACAAGCCCCGCTGGCCAGCCTTTCCCAATTACCGAAGTTGTTTCAGATGACTACACCGGGAATCCCGCCTTCTTGGCAACTCCTGCGTGGAGCGAATCGGACTGGATAGTAGAATCAATCGAGACCACAAAAGACGGCTTCAGGAAGATAAGCGCAAGCCAGTACGACGAGAGAATCTACGACGATGGCGGAGCAACAGCCCAGATGTCTTCACTTGGAAGCCCTGGTGGCCCACCATTGGGCGGAGCGGCTGCCGCTGGCTGGGACACGACCGCACAGGCCAACACAATATCGGAAATCACCGGAAGCGGAAGC